CGAACGTGACTACACGTCTACCGGCGCGATGTGCACCCCTATGCAGGATGTAAGAAGAAAATGAAAATCTTCTTACATCGTATGAACAAAGGAAGACATGAATGGGCAGACTTACCAACAGTGACCGCAACTTCGGCCCGCTGATAGTTGCGCGCACCTCGTGGAATCCTTGGCGGCTCGTGTACAGCAGCGGCGGAGGGGACGAGGGAGACGACTGGAACTCGCTCACAGTCTACGCATTCGGCTGGGCAGCGCGGGTCAGATTGCCGCGACTATTGCAGCCACACCGAGTTAAGGTTTTACCATCATGGGATGCGGCGACCGTCGCAAGGCTTGGCAGAGACTGGTACTACGACGAGCACCCACGCGAGTACGGCTTCAGTCTGCACGATGGATTCCTGAATGTGTTCCTCGGGGCGCAGACGGGAGACAGCACCACGGAACAGTCCTGGTCGTGGTTCCTTCCCTGGACGCAGTGGCGCTACGTCCGCTTCAGTCTCTACACCCCGGAGGGAGAGCACTTCTGGACGCAGAGGGAAGACGAGCGGAGGAAGGTCGTCGGACTCAGCAGCTTCAACACGCAGATGCGGAAGACGGAAGAGGTCCAGAAGGTCCGGTTCGAGTTCGACGACTATGACGGCAAGCGCATAGTGGCGACGTGCCACGTCGAAGAGCGCGAGTGGCGCTTCGGAGAAGGTTGGTTCCGGTGGCTATCACTGTTCCGGCGTCCCAATGTGCGTAGGAGCCTGTCAATGGCCTTCAGCGAGGAGGTCGGCCCGGAGAAGGGCTCGTGGAAGGGCGGGACCGTCGGGCACGGGACCGAGATGCTTCCCGATGACACGCCAGATACCGCGTTCCGGCGCTACTGCTCTGAGACGCACAGCGCCAAAGGAAGAAAGTACAAGATTTCCTATGTAGGAAAGGTTCAATGAGATACAACTGGAAGGAACACAGCTTCGTCAACTTCCTGATCGTCATGGCGATTTGGGGATTCATCGCCGCGAGCTGCGACATCGACCTGGGCAGCGGCAGCGGGTATGAGGACACCATCAACCGAAGCGGAACCGTGCAGGGAGAGTGACAAAAACAACAAAAACATCAATATTGTGGAGATCGTTAAAGATGGCAGCACCTAAAGGAACAATGCCCCCGAATGCGGGAAAGGGCAGAGGCAAAGGAACACCCAACAAGATCAATAAAGCGCTGAAGGATATGATCCTCGGAGCACTCGACGACAACGGTGGCCAAGCCTATCTATCGCAGCAAGCCAGGGAAAATCCAACCGCCTTCCTAACGCTGATCGGAAAAGTTCTTCCCGTCACTCTGATGGGAAATGGAGAAGACGGCGCGATCAAGGTTATCAGCAGGATCGAGCGTGTCATCATCGATGGCCCTACGGTTACCGACGGCTAGGGTATTCAAGCCGCTTCTGGTTCCATCCCGCTACAAGGGCGCCTGGGGCGGCCGAGGATCGGCCAAGAGCCACTTCTTCGCGGAACGGTTGATCGAGGATCACATGATCGATCCCGGCATGCGGTCGGTCTGTATTCGTGAGGTACAGAAGAGCCTTCAAGAGTCGGCCAAGCGCTTGATCGAGGACAAGCTGCAAGCGCATAACCTGGGCATGTCGAACGGCTGGAAAGTGTTCCGAGACGTGATCCAGGCTCCAGGCGATGGCCTGATCACCTTCGAGGGAATGCAAGACCACACCGCTGAGTCGATCAAGTCCCTGGAGGGCTACAAGCGGGCCTGGGTGGAAGAGGCGCAGACGCTATCCATGCGCTCCCTGAGTCTGCTCAGGCCGACGATCCGAGCCGAAAGATCGGAGATATGGTTCAGTTGGAACCCGACCAGGAAAACGGACCCGGTTGACCAGATGCTTCGCGGGGACAGTCTGCCGACGGATGCGATCGTGGTCCGGTCGAACTGGCGGGACAACCCGTGGTTTCCCAGGGTGCTAGAGCAGGAGCGCCAGGACTGCCTGCGGCTCACGCCTGACCAGTACGACCACATTTGGGAAGGAGGCTATGCCACGGTGCTCCAGGGCGCCTACTACGCGCAGTCGCTGGCGCTGGCCAAGCAGGAAGGCAGGATAGGCCGGGTAGGGCGCGACCCGCTCATGACGATCAGGTTGTTCGTGGACATCGGCGGGACCGGAGCACGAGCCGATGCATTCACGATCTGGGCGGCGCAGTTCATCGGCAAGGAAATCCGGGTGCTCGACTACTACGAGGCCATCGGACAGCCGATCGGGGTGCATGCCGCATGGTTGAGAGAGCGCGGCTACAAGCCTGGCCTGGCGCAGATATGGCTGCCACACGATGGGGATACGCAGGATCGAATCTACGATGTGTCCTACGCCAGCGCGTTTCGAGAGCTCGGCTACACCGTGACCGTGGTGCCGAACCAGGGCAAAGGATCGGCGAAGTCCAGGATCGAAGCAGGCCGGCGCCTGTTCCCTGCGATGTGGTTCAACGAGACGACCACAGAGGCCGGCCGGGATGCGCTGGGCTGGTATCACGAGAAGCGGGACGAATCTAGGAACATCGGATTGGGGCCTGACCATGATTGGTCAAGTCATGGCGCCGACAGCTTCGGCCTGATGTGCATCGCCTACGAAGAGCCGGTGAAGCGCGGGCCGGAGATCCCGGTTGACGTGTGGAATCCGGCCGATGCGTCTGCAGGGTACTGATGAAAGGAGTCTGATGTGCCTAACTACAAACTCCCTGAACTGCTGGCCCTGATCGTCACGGTGGGCTTCTTCGGCGTGCTGGTCATGCTCCTGATCATCGGCATCCCGGACAAGGGCGGAGAGCCGCTGCTGATCCTGCTGGGCAGTCTTGGAACTGCATGGACCGGCGTGATCGGGTACTACTTCGGATCGAGCGCCGGTTCCGCGCAGAAGTCGGAACAGATCAACGACATGATTACCAAGGCGCCGAAGCCGTGAAGCTCTTGCTTAAACGCATCCATGCCGAACCGGGCTATACGGTCGGAGAGCTGCACGTGGATGAAGGGCCACGGCGTTGCTACACGTTGGAAGATACGGTGCGCGAGGTGCCAGGCCAGGACGTGAAGCAGTGGAAGATCCCCGGTGATACCGCAATTCCGTGCGGGACATATCCGGTCAGCGTGAGTTGGTCGCAACACTTCAAGAAGCAGTTGCCGCTACTCGAAGGCGTGCCGGGATTCTCGGGCGTTCGCATCCATCCCGGCAACACCGCGGCAGACACCGAGGGTTGCATCCTGGTGGCAGAAACCTGGGGCGGGGGCGACTTCATTGGAAACTCGCGCAAGGCGTTTGTAAACCTGTTCGCTGAAATCCTAAGTTCATGGGGACATGGGGAAAGCATTACTTTGGAGATCGTATGAAACCGGAAATCCGTATTTCATTGCTGCTCGCGGTTCTAGCCCTATCAGGATGCGCCGGCATTCCCCCATCCATCGGCAAGATCGACAACCAGACCATCGAGACGCGCGCCGCGCTGCATGACCTGATGATTCGCCAAGCGGTCGAGACGCTGAGGGAGGCACGCGACTGGCAGCACCTGAACGACGCCACACTGCCTGTGCAGACTCCGGCGCCGGCCGATAGCGTGCTGATGGTCCCGAAGCCGTGAGACTCTCGATTCTGCTGCTACTGCTGGCGGTTCCAGCATTTGCTCAGATCGACAACTGCTACCGGCCTCCATTGCCGAAGCTGTGCGTACCGAAGGATGACACGCGCGGCGAGCACATGCGATGCCTGGTGGCGGACAGCATCACGCTACGGGCGCACGCTCTCAGACTCGACGCCTACTACAAATGCCACAAATAGCACAGGAGCATTGTCGCGATGACCACCGATAGCTGGGGTGTTACGCCCGCCAACACGTTTCAATTCCAGGCCCACGGACGGACGTTCGGGGTTCAGATCGCAGTAGGAGGGTTCGTAAACGACTTCTACGTCCGACTTCTGGAACTAGTCGGCGATGGCTGGGCAGACAAGGGCGTGGCTTACGACGCTGCCAGTGTTCCATGGGATGCTGGTATTACAGCAGCAGGAGGAATTGTGCAGTTCGCACAGACACTCGTATCCTCGCTTAACTCGCTCCTCGCCGCGCAGTTGAGTGGAAGTCCCACGAACCCCGGAACGGGTCCGACCGACTGGGAGAGCTTTGCGACGTGGTTCATCGCTCGCCTGAGCGCTGCGGAAACCGCTCAGGGCGCGGTGCTGACGTTCACGCCGTAAGTCGCGCCCACGACAATGGTCCGCAGATCACCACATCGGGACGGGGTGGAATGGCCCGACAAGGACTTGCACGTCATCCATCATGAGTACATTGAGGAAGTCCTCGATAGCAGTGACGAATGGAAAGAAACATGGAAAGACTTGCGCAAGTCGGTACTCAAGTGGGCCGTCATCGCGTTGCTGGGGAGCCTCGCTGGCGTAACGTGGTGGGCGATCAAAACATGGCTCGGAAAATGAAGTGGTACAGAGCCTTTGCGATCGAGCTTATCGCTGCGGCGTTGACGCTGCCGTGGGTTGCTCTCGCCTATCTGTACATCGTAAGCACGACTCCACCCATTGAATACGACAGTGAGCAGTATTTCGACCCCGCAGTGGTCACGCCTGGAGAGACGACCCTGATCGTCCGGAAGTTTACGATCCGTCGTCCGGTGACTTTGTGGATTATCAGGAACTTCGAGCGTCGGGACAGCGATGGCAGTCTGGAGGTGATGGAAGGCGTGGACGTGAAGGCGTCATACCAGACTGGCCAGTACCTGCAAAGACGGTTGTTCGAGGTACCGGATAGGCTGACTCCAGGAGATTGGACACTGCACAACACGGTGATATGGGAAGACTGGCCAGGATTCGTACATTCCATGCCTGCGGCACCGATCCAATTCAAGGTCGTAGCGAAAAAGGAAGACTAGATGGCAACGATTACACCTACCGTCCAGGCGAATGGAGACGGCTCTGTCGTCACATTCACCTGGGCCAGCTTGACCACGACCAATGCGGATGGGTCGCCCATTGCCATGAGGCATGCGCCTTGGGCAGATCGTA